AAAAGGTGCTGGCAAGTTTGGATAAGACTGAGGCAGAAGTTCAGGCAATGCTTGATGAGCAATTGCAGAATCTAATTACGCCGCCAATCGTGGGTAAAACACCATCAAGCTGGTAAAAGGAAAATAACGTATGGCTTACTTAGGAAAATCACCATCACAGGGTGTACGTAATCGCTACTACTTTACTGCATCAGGCGGTGAGACATCAATCAGTGGTGCCATTACAGGTGGCACTCTAACATTTAGCGATGGCAATTACGTTGATGTTACCTTGAATGGTGTGACCCTAGTAGCAGGTACGGATTACAACACAAGTACAGCCAACACTATTTCGGGACTGACTGCTCTGACTGCATCTGATGTAGTAGAGATTGTTGTATATGACACGTTCAGTGTATTCAGTGGTAATGTGAACAGCGACTTTAGTGTGGGTGGTAATCTCACTATTACCGGAACAACTACCACCTCTGGAAACATTGAACTTGCAAAAGATGCTCCACAGATTGATTTCAATGACACTGCTGGCGGCACTCAAGTTGACTACAGGCTGAAAGTAGATGCTGGTGAGTTTAGCATCACCGATGTAACGAACTCATATGAGCAAGTTGAGATTGCTGGCGGCATTGTTAAGTTGCGCCACAACGGAAGCACCAAATTTTCCACCACCTCCACAGGCATTGACGTAACTGGCAATATCACTGTATCAGGCAATGTGGATGGACGTAATGTGGCATCTGATGGCTCTAAGCTAGATGGCATAGCGGCAAACGCTACTGCTGATGATTTAACTAATCTTAGTGCCACCAACCTTACAAGTGGGACAATTCCTGACGCTAGATTCCCAGCAACTTTGCCAGCACTTGACGGCTCCAACCTAACTAATTTACCAGCAAGCGGATTGCCATCAGGAACAAAGGCTTTGTTTGTACAGACAGCCGCCCCAACTGGTTGGACAAAAGACACAACGCACAACAATAAAGCGTTACGCATTGTCTCAGGTTCTGTGGGTACAGGTGGATCGAGTTCATTCACAAGTGCGTTTGGTACACCTTCATTGTCAATCTCTATATCTGGTTCAACTGGAAGCACAACGATTTCTACCAGCACGATGCCAAGTCATAATCACGGTATCACCAGTGTAAATTCTAATCAGGCTGGCTCTTATTATGTAGGCCATGGGTATGGTTATTCATTTAGTAGCCAAGGGACACAAAATACAAATAGCACTGGCGGTGGCGGTTCACACAACCACTCACTGTCTGCGTCAGCATCAGGTACAGCCGCAATTAACGTACAATATGTCGATGTCATAATCGCAACAAAGGATTAAGAAATGGCAACATATTCAATTATTCACGCATCAAGTCAAATTTACAAAGACGGTGTAAGTTATGACGATCTGGATCTTAGCTTTCTGCCATCTGATGTACTTGCTGTCCAAGTTTATGCAGATGGAACAGCCGATATTGAAAAGGGTGATCGTGTAAAAAATATGATTACTGCTAATGAAGATGTTGCTGACAAGACAACCATCAGTTGGTGGTCGAATGTCGATACAGTTTGGCAAACTGCACATGACGCAGAGTTAGCAAGGATTGCAGAAGCTGAAGCACAAGCGGCAGAGGCTGGCGGCGATTAATGAAAATCGAAGTCAAAGATAACTGCCCACTTAATAACTTCGAGCCGTGTAAGCAAATGGATTGCTCTTGGTTTATTCAGATTCGTGGCACTGACCCAAATACAGGTCAAGAGATTGACGATTGGGGTTGCTCGATGGCGTGGATGCCCAAGTTACTTATAGATAATGCAATGATGTCTGCGCAGACAGGTGCGGCTGTGGAATCATTCCGCAATGAAATGGTTAAAGGAAATGAAACAAGTCATCAGCTTATGCAACAAATGCAAAAGCCAACATTGCAGGATTTGATTGAAGTAAAATGAGCAAACCAACAGCCGCATCTGTACAGGCACAGATCGACACACATGAAGCAGTTTGTACTGAGCGATGGAAGGAAACTATTCTGCGTATCAAGCGCATTGAAGCAATCATGATTGGTACTGCTGGTACGACAATCATTTTACTTGCTGGCATCTTGGCTAATGGAACCCATTAGTACAGCCCTTGCTGGCATTGCTTTAGTAAAAGGTGCTACCGATGCTATTAAGTCGTGCATCAATACCTGTAATGACATTTCAGAAATCGCTGGATATATCGACAACCTGTTTGAAGGCCAAGCACAGGTAAACAAAGAGCGTAACAAAAAGTCTGGCGTTGGTGCTATGGATGGCATTGGCGGTGTAGCTACAGAAATGATCGATGCCAAGCTAGCACAGGAAAAGCTATACGAAGTATCGATGCTAGTTGATTTGCGGTTTGGATCAGGCACATGGCGTTCAATCGTTGAGGAACGTGCTAGGCGCATACAGGCTCAGAAAGAACGTGCCAAGCAAGCGGCTATAGAGAAGGCGGCACAACGCAAAGAAATCTTTGATGGTCTTAGTATGTTGTTCTACTTGATCATGGGCGTTCTGGTTGTAGGTTTGATTGCTCTTGTAGCTTTTAAGGCTAGTGCATCCATTCCTAAAATGACTACATGCCGCCTTGCTTACACTGAAGTTATTAGCAAAAGAGAAATAGTCTGCTTTTATCAAGGTGCAAACAACACCCAAGAGTCGCATACAACTGAACTGCATGTTGGATGTGCAAGATCGTATCAGTGTGAATATAACCCTAGACCTTCTGGCTACTCGCTAAAGGGTACGTTAGATAGCATAAAGGATGCGTTAAAATGAGCGTAGAAACATTCCTCAAGTGGAAGATACTGCCAAGGCTTATGATGTTTGTAATGACTGTTATGTACATCAGAGTTATTGAATGGGGAATTAGCCTCGATGATTTAACCACACAGCAAAGCGCAATGATAAGTGTTGTTTCTGGTGCTATGACAGGTGCTTTTGCAGTCTGGCTTGGGAGTGAAAGATGATACAAGCACTGATCCCGATTGTAGGTAACTTGGCTGGCTCTTGGTTACAGGGCAAGGCTGATGAAAAGAAAGCTACCAGTGAAGCCAAAGTAGCTAAAGCTAAAGCGGAAGCAGAGGTGATGAAGGTTGCCGCTACTCATGAAGCTGGCTGGGAAAAGATCATGGCTCAAGGTAGCAGAGATAGCTGGAAGGATGAGGCGTGGACTATTTTGTTTATAGCTATAATTGCTATGTGCTTTGTTCCTTTTACTCAGCCATATGTTGAGCGTGGGTTTGATGCTCTTTCCAATACACCATCATGGTTTCAGTACGCAGTTTTTGCTTCGATAGGTGCGTCATTTGGAATCCGTGGGCTGAAAGGATTTAAGAAATGAACATAGATACGTTGCGGCAAGAGATTGCTGATGATGAGGGCTGTGTCTACTCTGTGTATTTAGATCACTTAGGTTTGGAAACGTGTGGTGTGGGTCATTTAATCCTTGAGGGTGAGCCTGAGTATGGTCAGCCTGTAGGTACAGATGTATCTGAGGAGCGTGTGCGTCAGCTATTTGCGCTAGACATTGCTGTAACTATAGAGGATTGCAAGATCTTGTATTCTGATTGGGATAACAAGAGCGATGAACTGCAACATATTCTGTGCAATCTAATGTTCAATATGGGTAGGCCGCGTATGTCTAAGTTTAAGAAATTTATTGCGGCTATAGAAGCAGAAGAATTTGAAACTGCTGGGGCTGAGTTAAAAGATAGTAGATATTATAAGCAAGTAACCAATAGAGCAGATCGTTTGATTGCTAGGCTTGAGTTGTTGGCGATCCCTATTTAGGTCGCGGATGAGCAGAATGGTACGACTGCTCACCCGCTATGCGATAGGGAGAACCACCTAACTATCGCAGATTAGAATGGTACATCATCATCGATCTGTTTGCTAGACGGTTCAGCCTGTGGCTCTTGATCTTGTTTCTTTTGAACCTCTGAAACCCTGAGCGACATATAGGCATTGTCGCCTTTCATTTCTTTCCATGCGGCAATGCGCCAGTCTTGATGCAGACCGTCAAGTGGTCCGCTATAATCTGGCTGTTTGTTTTCATCGCTCTTATCTTTGTTTGCAAATAGAACACCAGCACGTTGATATACCTCGATGCGCTTACTGCCATCTTTGGATTCAGCCATGATAAGTGCGACTTGGCTATCATCACCCATAATGTTTAGCTTACCTTGCAGAATAAACTGTTGCTCTGGAAACGGTTTGAAGGCCGCGCCTCTGTTAGTGTTATCATAATCGCTCATGCTATTTATCCTTTACTATTTTATATTGTGAAACCATCTTGCCTTTGATTCTTATTGACCGCCTTTTGATTTTGTAGCCATCGGCTCTTGCATGTCTAATGTAGGTGGTAACTGTCTGGAATGTTAATCCTGATTCTTTCATTAGATCTTCTTTGCTTTTGTATCTGCCAGCTATTCTATCTACAAATGGCTTGGAATACTTAGGCTTGCTTTTTTGTTTAGGTTTAACCTGTTTCTTTACAGGCTCTTTCATAGACCAGATGAGTTGCTCTAGTTTGCGATCTATGTCGATTAGCTTTGCATCCAAAGATGCTATTTGGTTTCCGTAAAACATTACCATCCTCCGCTTATTTGCTTGCCAGCTTTTGAGTCGGCGGCGTATTTGTTGCCATCCATCTCGCCAAGAAACACATCGGCATTGAATCCTAGATGTGACATGGCTTTGGTAAGACCATCGGTAATTGCCATCTTGGGTGCATCCTCTGCCATCCTGCCTTTGGCAGAATCAAAGAACTTTCTGCATCCAGAGAAAGGTCCGAATGAATTGTCAGGCGATCCTGTCCATATGGTTACATCAGCGATAACGGCGGTGTCGCCATTCGACACGTTGATGAAGCGTGTCTCGTTGCTCCATCCCCAGCCGTGGCCTATTGTACCAAACTGTTCTGTTGCAGATCTAACTTGATACTGTGGATCAATAGCTGTAAATGATCGTGATCCAAACGATACTTTCTTGAGGAACTTAGGGTCAGACTTTGACACTGTGTTCCATAGTTTAAGATTATCCTTAGACATCTTGGTTCTCCTTGTTGACTGTGACACGAAGTGATCCGCGCTTGTCGCGCTTGATGGTGAGAAGGTCACAGTAAACTTCTCGCTCATCGTTACTAACCATAGCTTTCAGATCAGACTTGGCTGACTCAAACAGCTTGGCGTTAGCCTCATGCTCAATGTAGTCATGGCATCTGCTGATGAACTCGTTATCAGATGACGCATCTCTGCGTACTAGGCCATCGACTTTGATTTTGTCTATAGATACAGGTGGTATCTGCTCATCTGCGAAAGGGCGTGTTTCATCTCTGACAAACCTCCAGAACTCAGTCAGGTGAACTTGCATCTTGTGGATGTAGTCCCAATCCTTAGTGACATAGACAGATTCCCATCTGCGATTGCCAAAGATAACTGATAAGTAACAGCCCTTGGCTTGATGCAACCACATATAGAATTGCATCTGTGGCATGTACATTTGCAAACATGCTTCCATCTTGTTCATATCGTAGGTGTGTTTGCACTCAATGATTTCATCATGGTACTGACGATCAGTAAGTACAAATCCATCTACTGATCCTTTGAGTGGTACGCCTTCCCAATTCATTTCTTTGGTTAGACCATTGCCTACGTCATGATGACAAGCAACAAGTGTTTCAACTTCTAATGTTGTGTGCTGTTTAGCAAACCAATCCTTGTTAAAGTTTTCTGTTTTTATACCTAGCTGTACTGCTAGGTTATCTGACAGATCGACAGGTTCTACCTTGCCTGTCTTTTCTTCCCATAGCGATGTCCAATCGCCATCCATGATGCGGCGCATATCGCTACCGCCAATAAAACCTTTGCGTTCCATGTGTGGTTCTCCTTTACTGAAACATTCTACTGCAACTGTGCAGTAAGCGCAACCCTTTTACTCTCCAATGCTCTTAACATCAGGTTACGTTTTGCCAACATCCAATCGATGTGCTGATAAAACTCAGCAAACGAAGGCCAAAACTTGGATGTCTTGGTCACTCGTTCTATTGCATAGAGTACAATGTCGGCTGGATACTCATGCAATAAACTAGCTAATGATTCTATTCGCACTAGCTGATCTTCTGAACTCTCCATAGAAGGCTTCACAACGACCGTTGCTAGCATGGTTAGCTGATCTTCTATCTGATTTCTCGGAAGAGGCACCAGTGCCTTTCTAACGGCGGTTATTGCCCTATCTAGGCCATCTATGTCGGTGCATGTAATTTCGTAGCGTTGAACGATGGTCTGATAATCTGTATCAGTGAATCTCGTCCTGCTTATTTCTCTTACTGGATAGCCCGTGTGCGATTCCAGCGAAATGAGAAGCCTTCTGTCTACCTCGTGTGGACTTGCCAGTTCCAGTAGCCTTGCCAGACCCTGCTCTATCTGCTCGCCAGTTAAAGGCTCGATAGCACCAGCCCCTGTAAGCGAGGTCGATGTTGACGAATGTGCTTCCTTTGCTGGCGTGGTGACAACAGAATTGATTCGTTTCATACTCATGGTCTTGGTTCTCCTGTAGCTTAAGATCAATAGACTGCTTTAGTTCCTCACTCGGCAACCAATCTTCTGGCACCGCCTTCTTCTTTTTAGTTGATAGGTTAGTTGATAGGTTAGTGTTTCCCTCTGCAACAGTGGTGTTTCTGTCTGCAACAGTGGTGTTGCTCTCTGCAATAGGAAAGATAGTGTACAAAGTTGATCGTTGATTAGATCCACGCACCCTAGTTACCAGCCCTTGTTCTTCAAGCCAGTTAAGTTTTCTAGTTATAGTTGGTACGCTCATCTGTGTGCGATCAGATAATCTAGCTAGGCTAGGCCAGCACTCATGAGTATCTTCATTGGCATGGTCAGCTAGTACGACCATCAACCATTTGGCATAGCAGTCAGGTATATCAGCCTTGATTGCCCTCGCCATCAGTAGAAATGACATTGTGGTTCTCCAATAATAATGGTGCAATCTTTTCTGCGAACACATCGCCATCAAAGATCACTAATGTTTTTGGTGTGCCTGTCCTGCGTTTATAAAACAGCACATCTCTAACTACAGTGAATGGATTCGGGAATCCAGACTTGTCCCTGTACTTTACTTCGACCACCATTGGGTTGCCTCTGACTTCCCAGATGATGTCTCCGCTATACTCTCCTCCCAACGCTCCTGATAGCGGTTGCCTTTTCGCTTTGAAGCCGAGGGCTTTGAGCCATTCAACGAATCTTCTTTCGTGGTAGTCTCCTTTAGCGCGACTCTTGCTTGCCATGTATCTGCCTCGTAACAATCAATACAGATTGTATGATAAGTTGGTGGACTTTCTGTAGCTAATAAACAAACGAACCAAGGTGTCTTTATACTACAGGCGTCACATTTCTGTGGCTTGCCTGTCTTATCGTACAGTTTCTTTCTTATGGATCGTGATCTTGAGGCCAAGGGCATCCAACCAACAGCTAAATAAAAAACCAGAAGGCACTCGTTTGTATCTTTCCCACTTATGAATCAAAGACTTAGCGCATCCTATCCTATGTGCTAGTTCTTCTTGCGACATATTTAATTCGTTACGTCTAGCTACCATTGTAGATATTAAATCTTGGTAGCTATCTGGAACTTGTATGTCGCTCTTGAAGTGCTGAAAGTTTTCCAATCGATGCTTCCACTAATAATGCAGTGCTATGTCTAAGGTCACGACCCTGCTTTGCTCTATAGTAAGTAGAGTCGCGTACCCCAGCATGTACAAACGCTTTCTTTAGATTGACGTTTGCACTTGCAGACATTTCTTTGAGTGTATCCATATAACTAAGCATGAACACATCATCTGCATCAACGCAGTGATTGTCAAGTTAATCGTAATGCCACAAGCTAGATTCTACGATTGTAGCTTTACGACTAACAGTTCCATGACGATCATCAACAACAACATCATCAGCAAAAGCATCATCAGGTAAAGACGCGGCTACTTTTTCCCAGCCTTCCCTGTCTTGCTTCTGTCTAAGCGCATCGCTTTTTGTGTGCGATAAACCAGCAGTTGTTTTGCAGTAGTTTCTTACATCTTTATGACGAACATACTTGCCCATTGCTTACTCCTCTGGCTTGTAAAATTGTTTTGCCCACATCACTAGCTGTTGTCTGCCTGATTCACCTTTGCGTTTGCGATTGTCTACAAAGATCAAACCTTTTTCTTTGAGTTGTTTGTATCTAGCTGTGACTGTGCTGTATCTGTGGTTAGGAATGATATTCAAAACGTCATCAGAAATACAGCCTTTATCTGCAAACGATGTGATAGCGGCAAGAACTATGCGTTCCATTTTGCTTACATCTAATTGCTCTGCCGCATCATGACTTGTGCTTGGATCATCATTGCGTACCAGCTTGAACACTGGTGTATCGAATAGATCATTCATTTGGTTCTCCTTCTGGAAATATAGCTTGCGCTGTGTAAAAAATTACATCCCATGATATACCCACACAACAATCATGATTGTTATACATTGCTTGCAGTACATCTCTGGCTTGTTCATTTGTTAGCCACTGACAATGCTCCATCACATCATCAGTACACCATTCGATTGTGATTACATCTGGATTACTCATATAGCTTTCATCCTTTCTTTTGATTCAATTGTTATCGAACCATCCATAGTTTGCCATTCGCCCATATCAAATGCGGTATCGATTGCATCCTGTGGATTTTTTGCATTGACGGTTTGATAAACTGTGTAGATTTGATAGCTGGTGAAAGCATCTGACTTACAATTTGGACACTCATCTGAAACATTTGCAAAATAAGTTTGGTATCCACATCCATCACATTGAACATATTCCTGACATGAAATGTTACCTGTAATTTTAGTAAGGTATATCATCATCAATATCCTTTACTGGATTGGCTAATTCCCATGCGGCAATGGCACGTTTAAGAAATTTTTCTTTGTTGAACTTTGGATTTGTAGCTTTTAACTCCTCAGCCATAGCCACAATAGCACTAGGCCAAGACATTAATGGTGCTACATGGTCTGCAAGATATTCGTAATGACGTTGTTGCATAAGTGCCATGTCTAAACCTCCTTCAAAGGTGGGCGATATGATTGATCTTCTACAGAGTCACGACCAAGAACTTCATCGTATGTTGATGCGACTCTATCTATAGACCACATTGCCTGTTGTATTTGATAGCTGAACTGCGACTGTTCTTCGGACGCACGTTCATTAAGTAAAGCCAATGATCGTTGAACATCTTTGACTTGATTGATAAATGATATTTTCATTATGGTTCTCCCATTGTTGAAGCAAGGCGCAACCGCCCCCTGCCTTATGTGGGGCGGGGCGGTTACGCCGAGCGATTAAACACTATGCCAGTTAGCTTTCTTGAATACCTTGGCTAGTTGATTGTCACGCAACCTTTGTGTGTTAGCTGGTGAACGTGACTCACTGGTATGACTAGCCCAATAAGTACAAGCATTGTACAAAGCCCATTTGTTTGAGCCTAGCTTTGACTTGTCACTGTACCAGCAGGACATGAGTGCATCTAACATACGCTCATTCCATTTGAATGTGCTTGTCTTGTTAGGTACACGGCACATTCTATGCTTAAAGAACATCTCTGCCATTTCATCATCGACATGAGTTGACATCCATGACTTGTAAATGTCTGGTGTTTGCAAGAAAGATTCCAAGCCAGCTTTGATCTTGCTTGAACTGCCTTCAACATTGACGTTGGTTGTATGCTTTGCCCATGTATTAGCTACAGTATCTGCGTGTGTACATCCATTCAAACACCATAAACGTAGGCCAAAAGCTGATTGTTGAAATGCCCAGCTACTATCATATGAGTTGAAGAACTGAACGCGGAACTTAACGTAGTCACCTACTGCTGGTTCGATAGTTAGATCATTGAAGTCTATCGTGCCGCGTAGCTTTGCACCGTTGTCAAAGATTTCAATTTTTGTTTCGTAATTATTAGACACAGATGATTTCTTTACAGCATCAAGCACGGAATTTACTACATCATCATGCTTGATTGCTTTGTACTTAGAGCCATGAACACCAAGAACTTGGTTTGTATCTGTGCGAACAATCGCACGAGCCATAGACTGAGGCACTTCTGCATCTGGTGTGTTTGACAATGCTGATGTAGCCCATAAGTCATATGTTTCTACAGGGAATGACCATTCGTTTTCGATGATCTGTACTGATGTCATATCATTCATAGTGGTTCTCCTATTTTTGAATAATTTTAACACCAGACTTTTGTTTGTCTGATGTGTCAACTGAGACTTTAAGTTTGATTGCTTTTCCAGATGCGCTTACAGCCCTCATTGTGACTGGCTGTTTAGGTGCTTTTTCATAGTGAAACTTGTAAGAAAACTCTTTGCCTTCTATATCATAGCCACGCACTTCCATTACGCATCCATCTGTTGTGTGAAACATTACACACAAACCTGTTTCAAGATGTTTATTTGTTATTAAACTAAGCTTGTTATCTTTTGGTTCTGGTAAATCTTTAACTTTACAAACCATTATGTCTTTGGTTGTTTCAATAGCATTGAATTGTATTGCACGCATTTCAGCAGATATTTTGAAAGCATCCATTTTGGTTCTCCTTTTTGAACGATTTATTTGCGGATGATACCGCCGTAGATGGCAGAGATTAGGCCGCCAAATATTAATCCTATTTGCATTAAGAATACGTTGGTTGACATTGGTTCAGCCATTGATGTGCCGAATACCATTGCGAAAATACCTAGACCGATAAGAAAGTTTGACATTTTTTCCTCAATTTCACTGCGTACTTGCAGTGTATAACAGTTAGTTGCACTCTGCAACAAGTAATGTTGGTTGTCTGCCCTGCGGCGGCGTGAAATATAGCCATAAAAAAAGCCCCGATGCCGAAGCACCGAGGCAGTAGGGAGAGAAAGGTGCTACTTAGCACCCTTCATAGCTTTGTATTTAGCTTCCAATCTGTCAATAGATCCAGCGACTGCCTTGCTGTCGGCGTGTACCTTTGGAAAGAGTTGTTCGGAAGCTGTCTGGAAGTAATGCTCAAGATCGTCATTGACTTTGATCTGATGCTGATTCCATTCGATGTCGTTTTGAAGCTGTAAGATTCTGTCATTATCTAGCACGACACCGTTTTCTTTGTGTTCGATGTAGAGATTTAGACATTCTTCTTCCATGCTCTGGATTTTCTCCAACTTGTTATTTGTGTTCCACTTGATATCCTTGATGATCTTGTTAGTGAAATACTGTAATGTTGAATTTGTAGTCCTGTCTGAAAGAGCAAAGAGCTTTGTGATGTCTTTAGCGAAAGAGTTAGTGTTTACTTGCTTTGTCATAGTTGACTCCATTTGTAACTGACGAGGAACTGCCCTCGCCTTATGCCCCGTCCGAAAGCACGACCTGACACCCACGGCGCGAAACAGCCCTGCTGGGCTGGTGAAGCGTCCAAGTATAGTCCAGCCACGGCGAGACGGATATGAACCAGTAGAAACAGCCATTGGCAGGGTGCGGCCTGCGACTATACTTGGATGACAGGTTGTGCTTCGGATAATGGGGCTTGGCGAGGACAGTTGCTTGACAGGGGCAAGTGGTGTCAACGGCGACACAGCAAGGACGCACTGGCTCTGTAGGTAAAGACGTGAGCAAAGAGCTTTGATCTTTCAGATAGGTCTGTTGTCGTGGTTGTCGTTTTGTGCGTTGACAAGATGTTCAGAAAGGTATGAAAGTGGGGGGGAACACAAGGGGGGGCAGATGACAAGTGTAGTTAAGTTAACCGATAAACAGACTGCTTTGGTGGATACATTAGTAGCAAGAGGCTGTACCATAAAAGATGCCGCTGAGATTGCTGGCTATGCTAAGGGTGATGCAGGAAGAGTGACAGCACAGAAGACTCTCAAGCTCCCACATGTGCAGGCGTACATGATGCAAGCGATAGGTGAGCAGTTAGGCGTGAGTGCTACCCTTGCCGCGGCTCGGCTTGTGTCCTTATCTGGTGGTGCTAAGAGTGAGTACGTTCAGCTAGAAGCTAGCAAGGATATCTTGGACAGAGCTGGCTTCAAAGCACCAGATAAGCATATGCACCTACATGCTGGCGAAATTAAGGTGTCTATAGACCTTGGATAAGGTGGGGTGGGGGTCAAAAGTGCGACTGTTATGTTCGCAAGGGGTCTACCACAAACATTATGATTCAAAAAAGCACGATACAGCATTTAGTTCAAAGCAGTGACTATCACAGTTGGTGGGGTGATAGAGAGTTAGAATTGTACGTTGCTCGTCCTATTAGTTTAGGGCAGTGTTTGGTAGAGGATGGTGTGTTGGCTACTTGGGGTTTTCCTAATGCGGATCAGGTGGAAAAATATTTAGCCACTAGAAGGTTCGATGCTGATTGGTTTGCTGGTGGTGGTGATACTGTTTGGTTAGTAGATTTTATTTGTTTGGGTGGTAGAGTTGAGATTGCCAGATCATTTAAGGGGCTTATTGGTTTGTTTAGTGGCTTGGGTTATCGTGATGCTTACTGGCTTCGTACAGAGACAGGCAAGTTAGGCTGGTTTAGTTTGAAGGGGAATTGATATGGGCAGTGGAAGTTCGCAGAGCAATCAGGAAGAATCATTTAGCGCACCGCAACGTCTAGCTATGGGCAGAAGCCCTGCGGCTTTCCAAGCAATGTTAGGTAGCACTGGACAAGGTGCTAGGGATGCGGCGGCATTAGCTGGGCGTTCTGAGTTTGGAAGTGCTTCCAACTTTAATGCACTTGGCAAGATGGTGACTGAGGCAAGAGGTGACACAAGGGTTGTTATTCCTAGCGCAACCACTGCTGGTGCGGCTATTGCTAAGAGAAAGATGAACGAGGCTATGCTCCAGAAGGTTATTGCTGGTGGCAAGCCTGTGTTTAAGGATGGCAACATTGTTGGCGTTGATGAGGATGGCACATACACTGGCATGGCTAGTGCTAGCCCTTACAAGAATGTACCCACCACTGAGCAGGAAACCAGAGATGAGCCACCTCAGCCTAAGATAGAGGACGAGCCTGACGAGGTTGAACCTGTTATTGCTGGCGTTGGTAGAAGCACTAAGGCTAGGCGTGGCACAGGCAGACGCGGTGTTGCGTTTGGATCGCGGCGTTCACTGGTTAATCTTAGAAGCCTTGGTAAACGAGGGCTTGGTTAATGAAAACCCCAGCATGGACACGCAAGGCAGGTAAGAATCCTAAAGGTGGATTGAATCAAAAGGGGCGTGACTCTTACAAGGGCGGCACCTTAAAAGCCCCTGTTAAGTCAGGTGACAACCCACGCAGGGCATCTTTTCTGCAACGCATGGGCGGCATGAGGGGTCCTGAGAGGGACGAGAAGGGCGAACCAACCAGACTTCTTCTTAGCTTACAGGCTTGGGGTGCTGGTAGTAAAGCAGAGGCCAAGCGTATCGGCGCGGCTATATCACGCAGAAACAAAGCTAAGAAAGGAAAAGCATAATGGATTTGAAAAAAAGTTTGATGGCTAGATCTGTTAAAAGGGCTAAAGAGAAGAAAAAACAAACTGTCCCAAGCAGAACCACCTTAATGTCTATGGCAAAAGATGTTGTTAAAGAAGTGGCTGGTATGAAGGAAAATCGTCCCAATCAAAACTATGGCAGAGAAATAAAATTAATGTCTAAAAAGTTAAAAGATATTGGTATGGTTCATACTATGGTAGATGGTAAAACAAGTGCAAATAGAAAAACTATGGCTTCAACTTTACTTAAAGCTGTAAAAGGTAGCGAAACTCAAAAGCTATTAGATAATTAGCAAAAAAATTAAAGATTTAGATAAATATAAGGAAAAGCATAATGCCAAACGTAATGGGAAAAAAATATGCCTACACACCAGAAGGCAAAAAGAAAGCTAAGAAGGCGGCGAAGTCATTGCTGACTAAACAACAAGCTTCTTTGCCAAAGGCACTTCAACAAAAAATTATTAAATCGAAGATGAAAAATGTCTGAATCAAAACTTAAAATGCTTACGATGGCTGATCTTAATTCATCTATAAGCCGTGGCGTTAAACAGCTTGAAGATCAAATATCTTCACCAGTTGCACATCGCTTAAGTTTGATAGCTTCTTCAAACGATAAAACTCGTGAAGAAAAAAAATCTCGCAGAAAAGAACAGTTAAAAGAATTATCTGAATATAAAGTTTCAATGAATATGGCACGCAAGGCTTTGCGTAACCTTTCAAAAGACGCAACAAGAAAAGATTACCTTAATGCTGGCCTACCGCTTGTAAGAAACCCTAAATCATTTATTATGCGCGACATAAATTTTAGGGATTACAAAAAAGAAAAGGATTAAAACAATGTGGCAATTTACAGATGGCACTCCCTATGAAGGACCGACTATTAAAATGCCTGATGGACGTATTCTTTCTGGCGCAACCTATATGCCAGACTCACGCCGACTAATACCTATGGAGAAAGAAGATGGCGGTCAACGAAGCGGGGAACTACACGAAGCCCAAACTGAGGAAAAGCCTGTTCAACCGCGTAAAGCGCGAGGCAAAGGGCGGAAAAGCGGGTCAGTGGTCAGCAAGAAAAGCGCAAAGGCTAGCACTGCTGTATAAGAAAGCTGGTGGTGGATATACATCGTGAAAGCTCCGCAGAAATCATTACGCGCTTGGACTAAGCAAAAGTGGCGCACCAAGTCTGGCAAGCCTAGCACACAAGGCAGTAAGGCTACTGGTGAGCGTTACCTTCCAAGCAAAGCCATCGAAGCAATGAGTGACTCAGAGTATCAACGCACCACAAGAGCGAAGCGGGTGGCGATACGAAAAGGTAAGCAATTCGCCAAGCAACCAAAGGATGTCGCAAAGAAGGCGGCACGATACAGATGAGTTTCATGCACACCATTAAGCCAGAGGAACGTGAAGTTCTAAGGCGTGTTGTTAAAAAAGTACATCTAGCATACCATCCTAAAGAGTTCTGCACTGACTTAGAGGCTGACAAGGTTATAGCAACCATCGGTCCTGAGATTGTAGAACGCATGATTAAGTTTGGTAAGGATCACAAGGTTGACCAGCTTTAAGTACAAGCCTGATGGCGAAGTCTTGAAAGCCTTTATGAAGAACGATTCGTTCTTTCGTGGCATACGCGGTCCTGTTGGATCGGGTAAATCTGTTGGCTGTTGCGTTGAAGTATTTCGCAGAGCCTTACAACAGAAACCAAATAAGGATGGTGTACGCCGTAGTAGATGGGCAATCATTCGTAATACTAATCCACAGCTAAGAACAACTACGATCAAGACATGGCTTGATTGGTTTCCCGAAGATGATTGGGGAAAGTTTTTGTGGTCTGTGCCTTACACACATTGGATAAAACAAGCCGACTTAGAACTTGAAGTAATCTTCCTAGCCCTTGACCGACCTGAAGATGTCAAGAAGCTTTTGTCCCTTGAGCTTACTGGCATCTGGATCAATGAGGCTAGGGAGATACCAAAATCTATTATCGATGCGTGTACTATGCGTGTTGGGCGTTTTCCTTCTATGCGTGATGGTGGTCCTTCTTGGTCTGGCGTGATAGCTGACACCAACGCACCCGAAGAAGATCACTGGTGGCCTATCATGTCAGGTGAAGTTCCTATCCCTGATCACATCCCTCAAGAGCAAGCTAAGATGCTTGTAAAGCCTGATAACTGGTCTTTCTATGTGCAACCAGAGGGCATGATAGAAAAGACAGATGACAATGGCGGTGTGCTGGACTATGTGCCTAATAACAAGGCTGAGAATGGTCAGAACATGCTCAAGACATATTACCCTAATCTAATACGCGGTAAAACAAAAAGCTGGATTGATGTCTATGTAATGAATAGACTTGGCACCATCCAAGAAGGAAAGCCTGTATATCCTATGTTTGTTGCAGATACGCACATAGCCAAAGAAGAAATACCAGTTGCGGCTGGTGTGCCTTTGTATGTGGGCATTGACTTTGGACTTACCCCTGCGGCTGTCTTTGGTCAGAAGGTTAGAGGCAGATGGCTTATACAGTCAGAGATTGTAGCTATCGATATGGGCATAGTAAGATTCGCTGAACTACTGCGCCAAGAGATAGCAACTAGGTTTGCTGGCCTTAATGATGTGCATATCTTTGGCGATCCTGCTGGTGACTTCCGCGCACAGACCGATGAAAGTACACCTTTTCAAATACTTAGGGGTGCTGGCCTAAGAGCAAACCCAACCCATAGTAATTCTGTTGATCTTAGACTTGAAGCTGTTTCAAGCAATCTAAATAAAATGGTCGAGGGCAAGCCAGCATTTATGATTGATCGGCGTTGCCCAACCCTAATCAAAGGCTTTGAGGGTGGCTATGGATACAAGCGTATGCAAGTATCTGGTGAAAGGTTTGATGACAAGCCTGACAAGAATATGTATTCACACATCCACGATGCTCTACAGTATCTAATGCTGGGTGCTGGTGAGGGCAGACAATTAATATCTGGTCAAAGACAAGCCAAAGCTTTTAATGCCAAGGCTGAATATGATGTGTTTGCAAGAAAACCTAAACAGGCAAAACGCCAAGGTTTATGGGCTAGAATGTAATTTGTGAGTTGCAGACTGCAATAAATTGTGGTTAGGAATAGATAGTTATAAAGGAGATAGCCATGTGTGTGGGTCGTGCGCCTAAAACACCTCAAGTCGATCCTGCTATAAAGGCACAGCAAGAAGCTGATAAAGCCAAAGCCCTTGAAGAAAAGAAGGGTGCAAAGCAAGAGCGTCTTGAAGAAACCGTACAAAGTATGCGTAAGGGGTCAGGGCGTAGATCTTTGATCCGCAGTTCGGGTGGTGGTGCTGGATTCTATAACAGGTTTAATCAATGATAACATACACAGACACATCATCCTTTGGTGGATCTGGCGGTGGCAACGATAAAGTTGCCGCTATGTATTTGAAAAAATACGAAAAAGCTAAATCTATGCGCGAAAACTTTGTGCCACTCTTTGAGGAGTGTTACGAGTATGCGCTACCACAACGCGAGTCGTTCTACTATGAAACGATTGGTCAGCGTAGGGATGATAAGATCTTTGACGAAACTGCTGTTGTTGGTGTGCAAGAGTTTGCATCCCGCTTGCAACAGGGTCTTGTGCCTAACTTTGCACGTTGGGCAGACTTCACATCTGGCAGTGAAGTGCCACCTGACTCACGCGAAAGCGTTGATAACGAGCTAGATGAAGTCACAGAGTATGTGTTTGAAGTAATACAAAACTCAAACTTTGGTCAGGAAGTGCATGAGTCATTCATGGATCTGGCTGTTGGTACAGGCATACTAAGCGTTTCAGAGGGCGATGCTGTAAATCCTGTAGTCTTTTCTGCCATACCTTTGCCGCACGTTGTTCTTGATTCTGGTCCTGATGATAAGATCGATCATGTCTATAGAGAAAGACAGGTTCGCGCATCTGATATTGCAATTATGTATCCAAAGGCAAAGCTAAGTAGCAAGCTACAAACTAAGATCAACAACTATCCTGATGAGCGTGTGAAGATCCTTGAAATAGTTTGCAAGGATTACAGCGTTAAGAATGAAGATGCCTACCTATTCTATGCTATTGAGTGTGATACAAAAGAAATAGTCAAAGAGGAGAAGTACCGAGGTGTTGGGTCAAATCCTTTTGTTTGCTTCCGTTGGTCGAAATGCAGTGGCGAAGTCTATGGGAGGGGTCCTCTCATCAATGCGCTTAGTGCTATTAAAACTACTAATCTTACGATTGAACTTATACTTGAGAACGCGCAAATGGCTATCTCAGGCATATATCAAATGGAAGATGACGGAGTAGTAAACCCAGATACGATCAACCTAGTCCCTGGAACAGTCATACCAAAAGCTACAGGATCACGCGGTCTTGAGCCTATTCGTGCGGCTGGTTCGTTTGATGTAGCTAATCTTGTGTTGTCAGACATGCGCTTGAATATTAAACGTGCGCTATACAATGATATGCTAGGTAATCCTGATCGTACTCCTGCTTCTGCTACAGAGGTTGCAGAGCGTATGTCAGATCTATCACGCCGCATTGGTTCTGCTTTTGGCAGACTGCAAGCAGAACTTGTTCAGCCTGTTCTTCAAAGGGTTGTGTATATTCTAAAGAAGCAGGGGCGAATTGAACTTCCGACAATCAATGGTCGTGAAGTGAAGGTACGTTCAGTATCACCTCTTGCACAGGCACAGGCTAATCAAGATATATCCTCCGTTGCTAGATGGCTTGAGCTTGTGCAGGGCAGTTTCGGTCCAGAGGTAATGAACCTACTCATCAATTCAGAAGATACCGCCGCTTACTTAGCTAAGAAGTTTGGCGTCCCTGATACACTGATCCGCGACCTTGAGGAACGTAGACAAATGGTGGCTATGGCACAAGCGATGCAACAGCAACAAATGTCTCAACCTCAAGAGGAACAATTAATTGAGCCGCAACAATAACGCATACTTAGGACTTGATGGCTATCAGCGTAAGAAGGAAGAAGATGTAAAGATTAGCTTAAATCTAGCTAGTCTTTTCAGCACTGATACTGGTGCAGAAGTATTACGCTATCTAAGATCAATCACAATAGAACAGGTTCATGGTGCAGGGGTTTCCGATGCGGAACTGCGCCATATGGAAGGACAGCGATATATCGTTGGCCTCATTGAGTCACGCATCCGTCACGCACATAGGGCAAAAAACGATGAATGAAGAAGCACAAGTAGAAGCACCACAGGAAAGTGATGTTGTTACTGAGGGCGGTGATCCGTTATTGCAAACGGAATCCGAGCGTCCTGAGTGGTTGCCAGAAAAGTTTAAGACAGCAGAAGATCTGGCTACAGCATACTCATCATTAGAAGGTAAGCTAGGCCAGAAGGACGAGGAAGCTAGAGAAGCTTGGATGAAAGAAATCCAAGAGGAAGCATTTGCTAATCGTCCAGCAGAAGTAGGTGACTATCAGTTGCCAGAGGGCTTTGATGAAACTCAGGCAGAAGGCAATGAGTTGCTTAACTGGTGGGCTAATCAATCATATGAAAATGGATACAGCCAAGAGGAGTTCCAAGAAGGCATACAGATGTACATGGATGCTTTGAACGCTGATGTTCCTGACTTTGAAGCTGAGACTGCAAGACTAGGTGACAATGCTTCGGCAAGAACAGAAGCCGCTAGCTTGTTTGCTAACCAGTTCTTTCCAGAAGAACACATTGGCGCGATTGAGCGTATGTGTGAAACTGCCGATGGCATCATGGCTCTTGAGCATATCATGGAGCAGATAAAGCAATCTGGTCCTGCTTATGATGCAGAAACAGCTATGCAAACAAATGAAGCTGAGTTAAAAGCTATGATGTTAGATCCCCGCTATCATGATCCTGCTAGGCGCGACCCTCACTTCGTCAGCCAGATAGAATCAGGTTTCAAGAAGATTTATGGCTAGGGATCTAATACGAGTTGGTAGGCTCTCGTTAAGCAAAAGCCTACCCCATCACGCAGAGGCGATAGCAGATGACTTACGACTGCACGATCTTAGGGAATGTTTGATATACGGTTTAAGGCCGTTAGAAGCCCTTACAGAGCCTTTGGCTATACATGGTGCAAAAACATACACCATAAAATTAGACGACTCTCCAATCGCTATGTGCGGCTCTGTTCCATTAGATCAATCTGGCGCAAGGATATGGATGCTTGGGACTAGCGGTATCACTAATAACTTTAGGCCATTCCTTAGAGGATGCGCTGATGCCATAGACCTTCTTCACAGTGATTATGAATACATAGAAAACTACGTTCCAGCCGATCACCATGAAACAATCATGTGGTTAAGCTGGTGCGGATTCACCTTTGATGATGTGACGTATGATATATGCGGTCATACTATGATGCGTTTTGTGCGTTGCAGAGAGAAACATAAAGGTGTTATTGCTGAATTAACACGGCCTGTAATGCACTGAGCGACCCGCAAGGATACTCGCGTTGAGGATGCCACACAGATAACCGCAAAACTGTAACTCAACAACCTTAAAGAGAAGGACTGTAAAATGGCGAATACAATAGATACCGCCTTTATCAAACAGTTTGAATCAGAGGTTCACATGGCTTATCAGCGCATGGGTTCTAAATTGCGGAACACAGTGCGTACAGTAAGTAATGTGAGTGGTTCAGTAGTTCGATTCCAAAAGATCGGCACTGGCTCTGCTTCAACTAAATCACGCAACGGCATGGTAGCACCAATGGAGCTAACACATACAAATGTGGAAGCTACAATGTCTGACTTCTATGCGGCTGAGTACATCGACAAGCTAGATGAACTCAAGACTAACATTGATGAGCGTCAGGCTGTGGCTAAATCTGCCGCCGCCGCACTTGGTCGTAAGACTGATGAGATTTTGCTTACAGCTATGGATGCTGGCGCAAACTCAACTCAGATCCACGACACAAGCTCTGCTTTGGAAAAGGCTGATCTACTGTCTCTGTTTGAGACATTTGGTTCTGCTGACATTCCAGAGGACGGTGGACGCTATCTTGCTATGCACCCGAAAGGTTATGCTGATCTGTTTTCTATCACTGAGTTTGCTTCTAGCGACTTTGTTGGTGAGCAGAATCTTCCTTACGCTGGCGGCATGAGCATGAAAGAGTTCTTGGGCTTCAAGATCTTTTCAACATCAGCCGTAACTGCTGGTAAGAACATTGCATACCACACATCTTCTGTGGGTCTGGGTGTTGGATCAGACGTTACTACTGAGTTGAACTACGTTCCAGAGCGTGTCTCACACCTTGCAACTTCCATGATGTCAATGGGTGCTGTCGTTATTGATGACAACGGTATCTATGAAGTCTTGGACAACAACTAGAGGAGATTAGAATATGGCTTATTCAGCATCTGGTCTAACTCGCATGGCAGGGGGCGGCGGTCACAACATTTGGTATTATACAAGTGCTGACGCTCTTTCTGTTGTACGTGCATCAGGTTACTTTAATGATGCGGCTTCTGTAATGAATGTAGGCGATCTCGTAGCTGTTTACGATAATGACGCACCAACAATGGCATGGACTGTAGTTCTGTCAAACACTGGTTCTGTTGTTGACGTAGCAGACGGTACTGCCCTCACAATGACAGACACAGACTAATTAGGGGGAGGGGGCGAAAGCCCCCTCACTTGCCATGACAGTAAGCACAACCGCAGACTCAGCTATTGATATTTGCTCTAGGGCTTTGATTTTGATTGGGGCAAACCCGATTACATCATTTGACGAAGGCAGTACAGAAGCACTTGTTGCTGTGAATATGTATGAAGATGTGGCTAGGGCTTCATTGGTTAATACACGGTGGCGTTTCGCTACCAATCAAGCAGTTATGAACTTGCTTACAGATGAGCCTACTGGTCGTTATGATCAAGCGCATCAGTTGCCTAATGATACTTTGATGGTTCATTCTGTTACAACAAACGATAACCTGATTGAGTATCAAATTTACGGCAACAAAATATTTAGTGATACAACTGCTAATGATACTTTAGTTGTCGACTATACATTTAGAGCACAAGAAGAAAACTGGCCTTCATACTTTGTTATCGCAGTAGAGTATGCACTTGCCAACATTTTTGCCACATCTATTGCGAGGGACGCTAGCCTAGCACAGCTAATGCAAGCATCTGCAACACAAGCTATGGCAAAGGCACGTAGCCTTGATTCACAACAACAGACTACACGCAGAATTCCAACATCGAGGTTTGTTACTGAAAGGCGAAGTTAATGGCTCGTATCCGCGTACCTATTAGCAACTTTCAGTTTGGAGAAGTTAGTCCGTCTTTGGTTTCAAGGACGGATACGCCTATCTACAACAATTCTGCAAAGAAGGTAGAGAACTTCTTTTTACGCAATGAAGGTGGTTTGCTTAAAAGATTTGGCACTGAAAAGCTGTATGAATTTGATACTACTGTTGACGCAACAGTTACACAGCAAGTTCGTATTGTACCGTTTATCTTTTCTGATGACGAGCGTTATATTGTAAGCCTAGAGAATCTAAAGATCAGAGTCTTTCAGATTGATCCTAGCACTGGTGCAATATCTTTAATCCAAACAATTACTGCTGACACTGATTCAGCCGCTTTGCCATTTGGTCACGCTATACTGCCAGAACTTACATACGCACAAGCTGGCGATGTTATGTTTATAGCGCATCAAACCTTTATGACTAGAAAACTTGTACGCACAGGGCTTACAACATTCCAAGTTGAAACGCTAACCTTTGATGAAAGCGCAGATGGATTCCGCACTAATGAGCCATTCTATTCGTTTCAGCCTGTAGGCATGACACTAGATCCTTCTGCTTCTACTGGCACAGGGATTACAGTAACTACAAGCGCAAGTTACTTTGATACTACTGGCAGTCAATCAGGTGGCAACTATCCAGATTCAAAGCATGTTGGCGTTACACTGCGCTATCATAACAATGAAATCATATTAACTTCTGTGCAGTCTGCAACACAGGCTACAGGGAATATAATACATGATAATTTGATTGTAAGGCTGGATACTGATGCAATCGAAACTATTGATGGCAGTGCTGATATACTTATTACATTTCCTCTGCATGGTCTAAGCACAGGAGATACTATTGTTATAAGTGATGCTGGTGCTGTTGGCGGTATTAATGCCAATCAAATAAATGGCACTGAAACTGTTCAAGAAGTTATTGATGAAAATGTAATTGTTGTTACTTCTGGAGCTACGGCTAATGCTTCTGCTGTTGGTGGTGGTTCACCTAAGATTGTAACACATGCCGCTACTACAGAATGGAGTGAGCAGTCATACAGCACATTACGAGGATTCCCTGCGGCTGTTACTCTGCATGAAAACAGATTGTGGTTAGCTGGCACTGTTGCACAGCCTGACGGTATATGGGCTAGTAAGCCAGCATCATACTTTGACTTTGATGTAGGTGATGGTGAAGATGGTGATGCTATTGACCTCACTGCGGCTATTGGTGAGATTAATACTATACGTCATCTAATGTCTAACCGCGATCTACAGATCTTTACTAGCACATCAGAAATGTACATACCTTCATTTACTGAGAAAGCTATTACGCCTACTAATGCACAGATACGCAGACAAACTCCGTATGGCAGTAACTTTGTTCGCCCAGAATCATTTGATGGTGCAACAATCTATGTGCAAAAAACTGGCTCTGTGGTGCGCGAGTATATCTATTCAGATTCAGAAGCGGCCTATGTAGCTACTGGCATATCCACACTATCGCCACACTTGATAAGTAATCCTGTTCAGATGTGTATCTTGCGCGGTGCAATCAATCGTCCTGAGTCATATGCCTTTGTCCTTAATGATACTGGTAAGATTGCTGTGTTTACATCTAACAGAGCAGAGCAAAGAGCTGGTTGGTCTGAGTGGACTACATCAGGCAAGTTTCATTCTGTGTGTGTAGTAGATGATCGTGTGTTTTGTGTAGCTAAATATGACTTGGGTGCTGGCACTGAGAAGTTTGTTTTGATGGAGTTTAACTCGTCATTTAACATGGATTTTGCGGATACCTTTAGTGGTTCTGCTGGTGTGTTCGATGTGTCTAGTCACTTTGCCAATGGCGCAAAAGTAAAAGTTGTGAGCGGCACTGACTATCTAGGTGAGTTTACTGTAGCTAGTGGCAACGTGGATGTGTCTGCTGTGCAGGAAATAACATCAGCCGAGATTGGCTTTGCATTTGATGTAAGAGCAGAAACACTACCGATTGATGCTCAGATAGCGGGAGGGCCACTCACAGGCGAACCTCGCGCCGTTAATAGGGTAGTCGTGGATCTATTAGATACCTTATCTGTTTCGATTAATGACAAGAGGCTGGTTATTCGTCAGGTTACAGATGACTTTAGTATTGCCAGAACGCCTGTCACTGGCAAAGAAGAATTTAGATTGTTGGGGTATAGTAAAGATCCAACAGTTAGTATTACACAAACAGCACCATTATCATTGCAAGTTAATGGCATTATAGCAGAGGTATCGTTCTAATGGCTATTCCACTAGGTATTCAGATAGCCGCTACTGGCCTTTCAATGTATTCACAGATACAGCAAGGCAAGGCGGCAAAGAGTCAAGCCGCATTTAACAGACAGCAATATGAGCAATCAGCAAGGCAGTCTGAAATAGAAGCTTTGCAAAAAGCAAACATTCGTATGCGTGACTTTGAATCTGCACAGTCTGCTAACATGGCGTTCTTTTCTTTTATGAACAGAGACACATCTGACAGATCTATGAAAGCTTTTATGGATCGGCAAAAAGAAATTGCCTTGTCTGATGTAGAGTCAATAGAGTCAACTGGCATGATGACTGTATCACAGCAAAGAGCAATGGCTGGTATGGAAGCGACTAAAGGTAGGTATGCTGGCAGAGAAGCATTGCTTGGTGCAACAACATCGATAGTTACTGGAATGTATCGTTACCATCAATACAAAACTGATTAGAGATAAACATGGCAGTTATTAGACAACGCAGACAAAACATTGCAAGCAACATCGGAGTTATTCGTGCTGACACTGGTGCAACGCAGTCTTGGGCAAAAGTTGGCGAACTAGCTGATACATTTATTGAAAACTCTTTTAACGACCTAAAGCGCATTGCTAAAGAAAAGGGTATTGAAACTGCACAGGCCGCGTCTGCCGCAGATCTACGAGTTATTGATCCTGTTACTGGCGACATAAAAGCATTTACTATTCCTGATGGCTTTGGAACCGTTGCACAAGAAGCCTACAAGGAAATAGTCGAAGCTAGGTATCTAAAGCAAACAGAAACAGAATTTAAGAATAAAGCTTCTGAAATAGCTATAAAGTTTCAGTTTGACTCAGATCCTGTTGGTATGTTTTCAACAGAATTTGGCAAATACATTGATGAATCTGCAAAGAACACATCACCAAGATTTGCACAAGCTATAGAAAATCTAGGCAATAGCTTACTTGCATCGAACAAAATGTCTTTGATGCAGGATAAAATTATCAGAGATAGAGATCAGCAAGCTAAAGATATTAAACTAGGCGTGGACGAAGCTGTTAAAGACATTGCGGCAATCGCATCGTCACTTAACTTTAATGATGTAACACAAGCAGATATTAATGAATTAATTAAAGCTCAATCACAAAGCATACAAAACGGTGTTAAGTCAGGTTTATATAGTGAAAAAGCTGGCAATGTTTATATCAAAGATCTTAAAAGCGCACAATATACTGGACTAGCACAGCGTATCATTTCGACTATAGCTAGTGACCCATTGTTAAAATCTAATGATGTAGTTCAAGTTAATAAAGTTATACGTTCTCGCGGTGTTGGTTTAGACAAGTTGCCTACAAAATTACAGCCTCTTGTTAATAGCTTTTTATCAAATGATGACTTTCCTGATTTTCAAGATGGATTACTTCGTGATCTAACTGGATTTACACAACAGCTTTCTGATGATGAAACAACACAACAAGCTAATAAAACAAGACAAGAAAAAATAGATGACGAACTAGCAGTAAAAGATTTCTTAAATGTTGTTAATGATATTGAGGACGATCAGGAAGTTGCATCTAGCAAAATTCGCAATAGCTCTAGCACAGGAAATTTTTCAGACGCATTTGCTGAGTTTACAAGATATTCAAAAGAAATAGACAATAAAATTGATATTGCTACCAAAGCTGGTAGAAGCTCTCTTTTCCTGCAAAAATCAAGATCAGAAGTGCGTCAAGGTTTGCTGTACGGAATGATGAGTTATGCTGTTAATTCTGGATCTGATAATGAATATACAGAAGGTGTAGCTTTAGGTGAGTACCTTGAAAGCAATGGTCAAAGAGGCGAACTTAACGACAAACAAAAAGTTATTGCAGACAAAATCATTGATCTACATACAGGCGAAGATAGGACATTTATTCGCCGTGAAATGAGTACCCTTCTTAGTAGTGTTAAGCCAGCAACAGTTACTGCTGAACAACTTGCAGAGGTAAGTATTGATGCTGGATTAATGACAAACAACACTTCAACAGAACAAAAAGCTTCTGATAGCATTTTATCTAAAACATTACCTTCTGGTTTGAAAGGTGTTCCATTAGAAAACGCTATGTTAGCTGTAGATTTTTCTAACCCAACAGCACAAACGGAACCATTTATTAATAAATTAGATGATATGTTAATGAGAAATATTGTTCCGAAATCTGTTCAAACTGTCCTTGATACAGTTGCTTCTGGATCTGTTGTGGATGAAACAGTTTTAATAAAAGGACTAAATTTATATAAAAGATACTCAAACTTCAAAGGCCCTAAAGGCACATTTGTAAATAAGCTTCGCCCAGCACAAGGCAAGGGTGTAGATGAAAATACTCAAAGTGTTTTAGAAACCGTTTTGCAAATAACAAATGTTGAAGGTGTAGAAGATATTTCTAATGTCTTTGATAAGGTAGTTGCAAACTCAAATGATCCTGTAAAAATTACAAATGGATTATCAAGAATATATCAAAACAAATTTACAGAAGTTAAAGATCCAAGAAACAAGCACACCAAATATCTAAACTCAAAATTTGGTAGCAACTTTACAGCGCAACAAATGTTTTCGCCAATGATAGAAACGATGGCGGCAAATGGTCAAAGCATGAGCCAAATTGAAGCTAGGATTACAGAAGTGTATGAAAGTCACTTTCCTGAAACTGGCGGTATAGTAGTAGACCCAAATTCTGGAACATCTAATAGATCTGCCTTTGCTCTTGATAGAGTCTTTCCTGATAGCGATTACAAAACTGCTTTTATTGTTGAGGCGCAAGAAAAAATATCAGAAGAAATGGATGGAAATTTTAGAATATCTGAACATTTTATGGGCAATCCAATAGATAAAGTTGTTTTGGTTCCGTTTCCAGATCAGTCTCTAGTGGGTGGCACTGTTAGATATATTGCTCACCATGTAAAAGATGGTGAACTTACTGCCTTGGTTGGTGATAATGGCCCTGTGGTTATTGCAAGCGATATAGCTAACGATAGAATTAAAAATATTGAAGCAGAACGTGAACAAGCTAGGTTGGATGCTGGTAGAGCTACCGACAAACAAATTAGAGAAAGAGCAAAAGCTTCTGTAACTGGTAGAAGCCCACAACTTTCTATGGATATAGATGCCCCATAACGCTGGCGAAAGTGAATAAATGTCAACAAACGTATATGCAAGCACACCAAAACAATCCATTACTGGCGTACAGTATTCGGAAGGTGTTGGCAAAGATGAGTCGCCAAAGTTTTGGTCTGACACATTGCCAGCAAATCTTGGTTATCAATATATACCGATAGCAGAAGCTATACGCGACCAGTTTAAGCATCGTGACGAGTATGAAGTTGGCTACAATCCTTTAACTGATATGGAAGGTTATGAGGAGTTTGAATCGCATTTAATAAATGCGCGTAATCCTAAACATATGGCTGAAATGAAAACCAGCCTTGATCTTAATCAAGAACGCCGCAGGATTATGGCTGAGTCGCCATTTGTTTATAATCTTGGTGCTGGCATTATAGATCCAATTAACCTTGTAGCATTACCCTTTGGTGGTGCGGCGGCAAGTTTAGGGCGTCAGTTCCTTAGATCAGGCGCATCTGTTGGTACATTACAAGCTGGCCTTGAGGCTGGTCGCGCACCATTCGATCCGTTAGCCACACCAGAAGAAGTAGCTATGAACATTGGTTCGGCTTTTGTTGTTGGTGGCCTTATAGGTGGTGCTGTATCTGTTCCTGCTAGCAGGAGAGCGTCAGCTATACGCAAAACTAATGATGAGTTAGATGAGTTTCTTGAAGTTACTGGTAATTTGTCACGAGCAGACGCTGAAACTGTAGGTAACAGAGAAGCCAGAATACTTGGCAATGAAGCAGATGAAGTGTTGTCAACACGCAGAGAGAGCCTTCCAAAGAGTATAGACGCACTAGAAGAAAGCGTTAATGACCTAGAGGTTCGTATTGAAGCACATAAAAATTCAGCAGAAAAAGCCGCATCAGCAACTGATGAATTAGAACTTAAAGCTTTGCGTGATGAAAAAAAGGCAAAGATGACTGCCTTAGATAACAACAAAAAAGATTTGAATAACATACGCGTAGAGCAACAGATACGCAGAGCAGAAGATATACAAAAACTTAATACAGAAGATGCACACGGCATGGCTAAGAATTGGTTTACCGATAGCTGGATGTATAAAGCTGTGCCATCCCCTGTTAAAAGAACATTGCAGGGTGCAATACCTGATAGCGTTAAGAAGCATATGGTTAAGCTAGGTGGTGATTCTGGCGTTTTGCTTAAGATGCACCAGCTAGGAATAGCTAGCCCAAAGTCAGTATATCAATATGCACAAACGCATAATGGTGAATGGTTACAGGTTTACTCAAGTATGTTGCAGAGTTTTGGGCAACATTCTGGCAAAGGCGTAAGCACATTTACAGATCTTAACCTATCTAATATTGATGGCTCTTTTACTGTTTTTGCAAAAGAAGCAAACAGAAAATATATAAATGGCATTAAGGGTGCTACCAAAGGTGAACAAGAAGCCATTGAACTTATGGCTAACTTCTACAAAGATTGGGAAGCACGTCTTAGAGAAACGGGACAGATCGGTAACGTAAAGAAATATCAATCACAGATTATTAACAAAGAAGCCAATCTGCAAAAAACTATAGATAAAATATCTGAACTTGAAGGAAGGGCTGACGCAGAAAAAGCTGGCCTTTCATTAAATCAAACTAGCTATTTAGAAATACTTAGAACAAAACAGGCTAGATTAGAATCAGAACTTATTGATCTTGAGGTGCAGATTGCGGCGGCTGGTGATGAGTCATCTGTGCCAGCTATGGAAGAAGTTATGTTTCCTAGATATTGGGACAGGGATCAAATTAGCAGACGGCGGCAAGAGTTTGCTCAAGTATTGTTTGATTGGTACAAGGAAAACCCAGAGATATATGTGCCTAATCCTGATGCACAGGGCGGCAACTTTGTTAGAAACATATCGCAACTATCTGATGGTGAAATACAGCTACGCTTTGGTGAAAAGTTTGGTGTTAAAAAGATTGTTACAGATGCTAAAGAATCTATTCCTGCAATCGGTGACAAAAAGATTTTAGGCACATTTGTTTACTTAGATGAATCAACAGGCATAGCTTATATAAATCGCACTCGTGCTTACAAGCGGTACAAAGAGTTGCAAGAAGCTATGTCTAATCCAGAGCAAGCTTATGCTAACTTAGCAAAGCTAGACCCTGCAAAGATTCAGTATCATCAGCGCAAGTATATGCTAGATAACTTTGGTAAGTTTAAGAACTTTAATGACTTTCAAGACTTTGTTTTGTTGCATGAGTTAAGCCACAATATTCGCCGCCAAGAATATAAGGAAGATCTTATATCTTTAGAAATGCGTGTTAATGATTCTGCAATCAAATACATGGGCGAAATACATGCCGACATTAGAAACAGAGTGCCATTGTTTCTAAAGAAAACTCTAGCTACAGATGATGCGTCTGTAATGAAAAGAGTTGATGAAACCATTGATGAAATACTGGGTTTAACTGATGTAGCTGATGATGCTAATGCGTTTTATGGGCAAGGCAAGTCTAAGCATTTTAAGCATCGCAAGTTAGATATACCTAATGCGCTAGTGTTTGACTTTATAGAGCAAGATCCTCTTGCTGTAATGAGAGCTTATACTATGCGTACTGCACCATTGTATCAGTTTGCTAAGCTGTTCGATGGCAAAAGTCTTGATGATCTGCTTGAAGATATTGATGACGATATGTTTGCGGCTGGCAAGTCTATGAAAGAAATGAATCGAGTTAGGCGCGACTTTACGCATATGTATGATCGTGTTGTTGGCTCTGTACAGAGGCGTGATCCAACATCATTCGATATGAGAGCGGCTAAAGTATTGCGTGATGGCGCACAGCTTAATTATCTAGGCTCTGCTGGTTTTGCCAGTATGACTGACTTTGCCAAGATTATAATGGAGCATGAGCTAAAAGATATTTTCCGTGGTTTGTTTGGCTTGATAAGTGATAACAGACTACGCATGACAATGACCGAAGCGCACCACGCAGGTGAGGCTAGGGAAGTTATTCAAGGCTCATCGCATATGCGCCATGTTGATGAAATATCTAACAATCCTTTTGGCGAAGGTAATCGTATTGATCGTATTTACGACAAAGGTGTTGGCAAACTTAAAAGCGGTTTCTTTTATCTAAATGGACTTGGGCCGCTTACAAACATAATGAAGAAGCTGGATGCTGTAGTTAGAGGTCATTCTATAATACAGATGTCTATTCGTCTGGCTGATGGCAATGCAAAGCCATTTGAAATTAAATATCTGGCTAGGTATGGCATTGATGCTGGCAAGGCGCGTGAGTTTAAGAAGCTGGTTGATGATGGTATTATTGAAAATACCAAAGAAAATGGTTCTGGTTTATGGCTACCTAACAGCGACAAGTGGCCTACAGAAGCTAAAGATTTGCAGATGGAATTTAGATCTTCAATGAATAGCGGAATCATGAACACCATTCTTATGGGTACTCCTGCTGACAAGCCAATCATTGTTGATGGTGTTGCGTATGTTCCGTTTCACATTGCTAGGAAGTTTGGGTATGAACAAGATCCGCGTGTGCGTGGATATTCTCGTATAGAAAATGGATTGCTTGGATTGCCGTTTCAGTTCTATTCATATTCGTTTGCGGCGGCAAATAAGATAACTGCGGCATATGCCACTGGTCAGGCTAGAAACAGAGCAGTAGCGGCTGTTGCGGCTATGGGGCTAGGTTATCTTGGTCTTGAGTTAAAGAATCGTAATCGCCCATTTGTCATGGACAATATGTCTATACAGGACAAGATAGCTAGATCGTTTGATATGTCTGGTCTAGCGGCTTTATGGTCAGATAGTTTCTATACAGCTATGTCAACTTCTGCCGCATTTGGTGGTCCTGATCTTGGCGGTGGATTTATTAACGATAGATTCCCACAAGAAGAAAGCTTCTTGGATGGAACTGTGAACCTATTAGGTGCTGGTCCTAGCTATGGGCAAGATGTTCTAACAGGTTTGTATAAGTTTACAACTGGTGATTTTGGTGAGGGGTCTAAAGATATAATCAGAGCTTTACCTACAGCTAGACTGTGGCTATGGAATGATTATGTAAACGAGTTTTCTAATGTTTTGGCTGGTACATTGCCAAACCAAGAGCAAGAGGATTACACAATAAGACGCTTCTAATTGTGAGTTGAGCCATATCCACATGAAAGGTAGGATCTAGCCATGACTATTAACTTATCAGACAATACGCCACGCGTATCATATGCTGTAGCACAGGGCGTTACACAAACTTCCTTTACGGTTTCGTTTGAGTTTTTTGCTGATGCCGATCTTAACGTATATGTAGATAACGTACTTAAAACTTTAACTACAGACTACACTGTATCTGGTGGTAGTGGCTCTACTGGTACTGTAACCATAAGTGTTACAGGCGCAACAGGCGGTAGCACAGTAGTTATAACTAGAGACATTGCTCTTGAGCGTACTACTGACTTTCCTGCCTCTGGTGCGTTTCAAATCGGTTCTCTCAACACAGAATTAGATAAGATTACTGCACAGTTTGCAGACCGTAAAGACGCTGTAGATCGCTCACTACGCCTACAAGACAGTGATGCGGCTGGCTCAATGGAGCTTCCGCTTAAAGCGACTAGAGCGGGTACTGTTCTAGGGTTTAATGCAACAACTGGTGTGCCAGAAGCAGGACCAAAGATTGCAGACGTGTCAACTCTTTCTGCTGTAACTGCTGACATAGCCACACTAGCCGACATCGAGGATGGCACAGACGCGACTGATGCTATTCAAACTGTAGCTGGAATATCATCTAACGTAACAACAGTAGCTGGGGTATCAGCTAATGTAACCACTGTTGCTGGTGTAACATCCAATATGCAAAGTATTGTAGACAATTTGTCAGATGTCCAAAACGCCGCAACAAATGCTACCACCGCTACTACAAAAGCTGGTGAAGCGGCATCTTCTGCTACTGCGGCGGCTTCTAGTGCAAGTAGCGCATCTTCTAGCGCAACTGCGGCACAGACAGCACAAACTGCGGCTGAAACTGCTGAAACAAATGCTGAAACTGCTGAGACTAACGCTGAGACTGCCGAGACAAATGCGGCTTCAAGCGCAACTGCGGCGGCAAGTTCAGCTACTACAGCATCAGGTCATGCTACAACTGCTACAACCAAGGCTAGTGAGGCGGCTACAAGTGCTACAAACGCATCTACCAGTGCTTCTACAGCTACAACAAAAGCATCAGAAGCATCTTCATCTGCGGCTAATGCGGCAACCAGCGAAAGCAACTCCGCTACATCCGAGTCGTCTGCATCAACTAGTGCATCTACTGCCACAACAAAGGCGTCAGAAGCCGCTACATCAGCAAGCAACGCTTCTACTAGTGAAACAAATGCCGCTACATCAGCATCTAATGCGTCTACATCAGCAAGCAATGCTAGTACAAGCGAATCTAATGCGTCTACTAGTGAGACTAACGCGGCCTCTAGTGCATCGTCTGCTTCAACTAGCGCAACTAATGCGTCAACATCTGAGACTAACGCGGCATCATCAGCATCATCTGCATCATCTGCACAGAGTGCGGCTGAGAGTGCAAGAGATGCAACACTAGCGGCTTACGATAACTTTGATGATAGGTATCTTGGCACAAAGTCTAGCGCACCTACTGTAGATAATGACGGTGATGCTTTAGTAGCTGGTGCTTTGTATTTTGATAGCGTGGCAGGGGCTATGTATGTCTATACAGGTTCTGCTTGGGTAGCGGCATACGTATCAGGAACAGGCTTTCTTGCCTTAACTGGCGGCACTATGTCTGGCGACATCACCTTCGGCGACAACGACAAGGCCATCTTCGGTGCTGGCAATGACCTTCAGATTTACCACACAGGCACAACAAGTTATATTTATGAGCAAGGCACTGGCGACTTAAGAATTAGGGGCAGTCAAGTTCGTATTGAAGATGACGATGGCTCAACTATTGCTTTGTTCAAAGAAGACGCTGGTGCTGAATTACGATACGATGGGGATGTTAAATTTGAAACCACCTCTGGCGGCATTGATGTCACTGGCACAGTCACTATGGATGGTGCAACCACCTCTGGAAACATTGAACTTGCAAAAGATGCTCCACAGATTGATTTCAATGACACTGCTGGCGGCACTCAAGTTGACTACAGGCTGAAAGTAGATGCTGGTGAGTTTAGCATCACCGATGTAA